GTACGGGTCTGACATTGAAGCAGATACATTGTTCGTAAAGTACACCACTAGTGGTTCTGCTAGCAACGAAACCACCTTTAGACAAGGTGAAACGCTAGAAGTCATTGCTGGCGTTAATACTCCTCTACTTGTCGTCGGTACAGATGGTAGTGTACTCCCTACCAGCATCAATGTAGAAGATCCTACTTCTGGTAACATTACTACACTCAGCAGTCCTGCTATGGGATTTGCTACTGCTGTTGATGTACAGGAAGGTGTATACTTTATCAATGGTTTCTTTGTAAGAAATGACAAGCAACTACTAGTAGTTAACAAATATTATAATAAGGCATCAGCAAAAGTTGGTTTTACTGTTAGCGAAGATATTGTCACTCCTGAAGAGGACACTTCTTTAGCAGATAATGCCAGAGGGTTCTCGAACTCTTCTGCTCCTGGTGCTCACCGTCTTAGCATTAATCTAAACCTAACTAAGTTTGACTATAATGCTAATACTGATAAGAATTTTATCCAGTTAGTCCAGATTAAAGACGGAACTGTAGAGAAGCAAGTAAAAGCAGCAGACTACACTCTACTAGAAGAAACTCTAGCAAGAAGAACGTATGATGAGTCTGGTGACTATGTTGTAGAAGATTTTGATTATGACGTTAGAGAGTATTACCAGAGAGAAGGTAACAACGGCGTATATGCTCTTAACAATGAAACTGGTCTAGTCAATAAAGTTTACTCGGCAGCAGAAGCAGAAGGCAAGATGGTCTTGTCTGTTAGCTCTGGTAAAGCGTATGTCAAGGGATATGAAATTATCAACAAAGAGTCTAAGGTTCTTGAGGTTGATAAAGGCAGAGATACTTTATCCCGTGACAATGTAACAATTAGATCTAAAGGTCTTCCCGAGTTTAACGTAACTAATGTTTATGGTAGTATTCCTCTAAACACTGTTGGCGATGAATTAACTGGTTATCCAACTGTTACCTTAAACAGTGTATTTAATGATGGTACGATTGGATTCTCTGGTTTACAACCCGATGGTTATTTCAGGGACACTGTAAGTAGAAGATCCGAAGTATTTGGTCTAAACCAAGCTATAATGACCATTTATGTTCAGGCAATTGGTGATGTACCTACACAGACTTCACAAATTCCTGATGAACTCTATTTCGTAACAACCAGAGGAACTGGCACTATTACTGGTAAGAGTGTTAAAGTTATTGGTAAGGCAATCGTCAATCGTCCAGAAGTCAATCCTGCTACTAATGCTTTCTTTGCTGAGGTAACTATCCTTGGTGATAAGGGCGTCTTGGACAAATTTATGAAAGAATATGACACAGGAGAAGCTGATTACAGAAGATATCTCTATACTTCACTAACCTCACTAGAAGCATCCGAGAACCCATATGGTACGGTTGTTGATTGGAACCCAAGTTTCACTCCTATCGTTGGTGTATCAAAACCAAAGAACTTTAAACTAATCAGCAGAGGTTCTGGTTTTAACCCCGATTCTGATATTATTCTTTCAAAAGGTAGAACTGGTTCTGCTACTCCATACAATGCTACTTTTGGATTCTCTTACTTCAATCCAGTATTCTTTACCAGACTGAAGTTAGAAAAAGATATTATTGCTGGAACATTCCAAAATGGTAAGTATGTTTACGGTAAAGAAAGTAAAGCATATGGTGTAATCGAAAACGATTCAACATCTAACTTTAGTGGCATTTCTACTCTTTATTTGACTACGCTTTCTGGTCAGTTTATTCCTGGCGAGACAATCATTGATGAAGAAAACAATGCCATCAAGATTGCTAAAGAAAATACCATCTCACACTTCGTTGTTAATAAGAGAGGTAGTAACTACACTGCCGCTTCTAGTTTGATTATTAATGGAACAATCTTCGATCAATCTAAGATTGGTGTAACTTTGTATGGTGGTGCTGTCGTTAAGGTTGATGTAGAAAACAGAAGTGCCCTACAACAAACATACGCTACACCTCCAGAGATTCTATTTACTGGTGATGATGCTAATACAGATAAATCAGTTGTTACTCCCATCCTGTTTAAGGACACTGTACTGACATTCACACCACAGAATGTAAAGTCACTATCCTCTACATTCAACAACTACACATTTACAGCAGACGTTGACTTCTCTTCTACGTCTTATGCTACGTATCAGCAAATTAGTGACTTTACTTTCTTTGGAAACAAAGGTGAGAAGTTTATCGAGTGTAATGGTTTTGGTGCCGATCTATCTGGCGATCTAATTCAAGGTGACATTATTCAGTTTACTGATGCTAGCAATAATGTTATCAAGAACATTGTTCAGTATGTAACTTTGCCTGAGAACACAGAGAAGTCTAGAATTTACTTCGATTATGCTTTACCCGATGATGTAACTAATGCCACTATCGTAAGATTACGTCCTAGACTTTCTAATAGTGCTGCTACTCTAGTATTCCCAACAGGTAGTAAGCAAGTAGCATCTCTTGTTAGTGATTCTGCTAACACCAAGTTCAAGTATCATGTAAGAAAAGACTTCGTTACTGATCTGTCTGCTAGTGGTGGTAACTTAACATTCACTGCTCAACTACCTGTTGGTACACAGAAGTTTGTTAGCTTTAGTGAAGAGCAATTCCTTGTCACTGTTTTGGATAAAGGATCATCAACTCTCATTGAAAATGGTGACGTAGTTTACATCGATCCAAGATACATTGAAGTAGAAGATTCGGTAATTACTGCTAGCAGTGTTACTGCTGGTGCTTTAAGAATTAAAAATCTACCTTCAGGTTACTTCGGTAATATCCTAGATGGTAACTATCCAAAACTCAAGCTGACTGCTACTGTAGAGATTGATAAAGCACGTCCTAGACTCAAGACTGCTATCAGAAACAAACGTGTCATTATTGTATCTTCAGGTGACCGTGTAATTCCTATTAGAGGTCAAGACTACGATTCTGATGTCATTGAAACCTTCTCCTATTCTGACGTATTCAAACTCAAATATGTCTACGAAGGAACCACTACTAACCCACCTGTAGTTGATACTGCTGGTAATCTAGTTAGTGGTACTGATGTAACTTACAAATATAAGTTTGACAATGGACAGAGAGACACCTACTATGATGTTTCTAGAATTGTATTGAAGCCTGGTTTTGATGCTCCTACTGGTCAACTAGTCGTAGCGTTTGACTTCTTCGAGCATTCTCAAGGTGACTTCTGTACTGTTGACTCGTATCTCCACGAAGCAGGTGTCTTACCTAACGAGATTCCTCTATTCAACTCTACTGTTAATGGTGTCATCTCTCTTAGAGACTCTATTGACTTCAGACCTAAAGTTGATGGCAATACTACTATTACTGGTTTCCAAGATCAATCTATTGTCGAAAGATTTGACACTAGTGACTACATTACTTTCCTAGGTACAGGTGGTATCCCAACAGGAACTCCTGCTCCTGATGAAAATTTATCTTATACCGTCTCCTTTAGCGAGAAGCAATACCTAGATCGTATTGATGGTCTATTCCTCACCAAGAAGGGAGAGTTTATCATCAAAGAAGGTAATGCTTCGCTCAACCCATCTAAACCAGAACCAGTAGATGATGCTGTTTCTCTTTGCTATCTCCATATTCCTGCTTACACCAACAACAGTAAGGATGTAAGAATTGTTCCTGTGGATAACAAGCGTTATACCATGAAGGACATTGGTAAACTAGAGAAGAGAATTGAGCGTCTTGAGTATTACACTACTCTAAGCATCCTTGAGCAGCAAGCACTAAACATGCAGGTCAAGGACGAAATTGGTCTAGACAGATTCAAGTCTGGTTTCCTCGTAGATAACTTTGAGGCACACAGAACTGGTAACCTCAAGTCTGATGACTATCGTTGTGCCATTGATACTCAACAGTCAGTTCTAAGAGCACAATCTAAAGAAGATAGTTTTGCTCTTAGAGAAATCAATACTAGAGACGACCAGAGAGCAGTTTCTGGTTATGTTATCAACGATGGTCTTGTTACACTACCATTCGAGCAGGTAGAATTACTAGGCAACAAAAATGCTACTAAGACAATCAATCCAAACCCATTTGTTGTTATCCAGTATGTTGGTGAAGGTGTAATCACTCCTCAGCAAGACTCTTGGTATGATCAGGGTGTTGCTCCTTTGGTTGTTGATTCCAATACCAAACTCAACTCTATTTTCCTAGCGAAAGACGTTGTAGCAGATGCTTATTCAAGCATCTACAATTCGTTTATTGTCAACTGGTGTGGTACTGATTCTGGTTTACTACCAATCGAATCTCTTGCTAACATCAATAGTGAAGATATTGAGTCTACAGTTCAGTCTGCTAACATTGCTAGTTCTTCTAATGTAAGTCCACAAAACAATGAAGTAGGTAAAGGTATTGCTACCAAGACTGTTGGTGGTAAGCAAGTTGCTTCCTCTCTCCAGTTCTTTGCTAGATCAATTCCAGTTAAGTTTGTAATGAACAGACTGAAGCCCGACACTAAAGTATATGTCTACATGGAAGGACGTGATATTGGTCGTTGGGTAGTTCCTGATAGTCGCTTTAGTGGTCAGGCAGGCAATTCTTTGTCTACATTTGGCGCTCCTCTAATTACCGATTCTAATGGTAATCTCTCTGGTGTTATTTTGATTCCTGCTGGTCTTCCTCCTGTATCTAACACTAGATGGACTGGTAATGTAGATACTGTAGATTATGATGAGACAGGTGAAGAAATTAGATTTACCACAGGAACAAAGACTATTAGATTTACGTCTGCTTCGGATGATTCTGACAAGGCAGAAGTTGATACTTACGCTGAAGTCAAGTTCTATGCTTCTGGTACAACTCCTTCCAATCCACCAAGCATTACATCTACTGCTACATCATTCTTTAAGGCAAATGAAGGTGTACAGTTAGTTGATAGCAACACTGATAACCCAGTAAAACCAAATCCACTTGCTCAGACCTTCAAGATTGAAAACTTTGATGGTGGTCTTATGGCAACTGGTGTTGATCTCTTCTTTAATAAGAAGAGTGAAACTATTCCTCTTAGAGCATATCTAACTGATGTTGCTGCTGGT